CACTGCGCTGGTACATTTGCAGGCTGAGGCGGCCGTTGGCTACATAAAACTGAAAGAATGCATGACACGGCGGAAGGTTCATGTTGTTCAGGTCGCCCACGTTCCATGCACTGACAATGATGCGTCGTGAGTCGGGATTATGTTTGATGGTTTCCACGGCTTCCGAAATCTGGTCGATGAACTTGCCGTCATAACCCGGCCATGAACGCCACTGGTAACCGTAGATGTGTCCTAAATCGCCGTTTTCATCTGCCCATTCGTTCCAGATTCTAACCCCGTTTTCTTGCAGGTATTTCACGTTGGTATCTCCTTGTAAGAACCAGAGCAGTTCATGGATGATGGATTTTAAGTGAAGTTTCTTGGTCGTGACAAGCGGGAAGCCCTCTTCCAGGTTGAAGCGCATCTGATGTCCGAACACGCTGATGGTGCCCGTTCCGGTACGGTCTTCTTTTCGTACTCCTTCCGTACGGATGCGGTGCAACAAATCGAGATATTGTTTCAAGATTGGATTTTTTTGTTTGTGCAAAGGTAGCTAATTTTTTTGTATTATCCGAAAGAAATGTCTGGAAAATATTAAAAATCCATTCTGTGGCCATCTGAACGCATATCCCCAATAAAAATGAAATCTTGTATTCTTCATAATCCGTGAAAATATCCTATTTTTGTGGATATAAGTTTTACGATTGTTTTACAAGATATGGCTACATTCAAGGTAGTGGTTCTCCCTCACCAGAAAAGGGAGGATGGCACGTACAATGTAAAGATACGTGTCACACAGGACCGGAAATCAAAATACATACGGACGTCCCAATATGTTTCTTCTTCTGACATCTCAAGAAAGAAGGAGAAAGGTGTTGAGAAAATCAAAATCAAGAATCAGGCCGTTATTGACCTGATGGACGAGTTGGTATTGTCTTATCGGAGAAAACTGGCCAAGGCCGGGGTAAGTGCCGAGAAATGGAATATCGACCAGGTGGTAAGCTATATCCAGGAAGATGAAGTGTTCTCCCTTGACATAATTGCATATGGAAGAAAATGTGCTGACGATATGGAGCGGAAAGGTCGGGAGGGAAGTGCGCATACCTATCGGGTGGCGATGAACGCGCTGGAAAGATTTTCCGGAGGAAGCCTTGATGTTAGCATGATTACCGTATCATTCCTTAAAAACTATGAGAGGTTCCTGAGAAATGAGCCTTCCATGAGAGGAGCTAACAAGAGCCATTCACCATCATCCAAGGGGCAGACAAAAACGAATAATGCCATAAAGTTGTACATGACCGTGCTCAAGACTGTGTTTAACCAGGCTAAATATGAGTATAATGATGATGAAGCCGGATTGATACGGATACCTCTTTCTCCTTTCAGCAGATATTCCATGCCGGAAAACATTCAGGCAGCTTCTCGTGTCCTTACCGTCGAGCAGATTCAGAAGATTATAGACCTTCCGTATTTTCGGAATGGGAGTCCTTACTACCAGCTTAACATGGCAAAAGACGTGTTCCTATTGTCTTTCACACTTATGGGTATGAATTCTGCCGACATGTACGAAGTCGTCAGCTTTGAAGATGGGGTTATATCCTACGAGCGGAAGAAAACGAAAGGGAGGAGGAAGGACAATGCTTTCATGCAGGTAAAGGTGGAGCCGGAGATTGCTTCCCTTCTTGAGAGGTATAATGGAAAAGGACGTGTGTTCTCCTTCTCGGAGAAGTATGTGTCGGCCGAGGACTTCAACAAGGCAATCAATCTTGGCTTGAAAAAGGTCGGTCAGGCAATTGGTGTTCCTGATCTGAACTTCTATTATGCCCGCCACTCCATGGCATCCATCTGTGCGAACAAGCTTAGAATTGATATAGCCCGTGTGGACGAAATGCTTAACCATAGTGACCCGAAAATGGCTCTTGCGAGGGTTTATATAGAAAAAGATTTTCAGCCGCTCTGGGACGCTAACAGAAGGCTTATGGATTTGTTCGACTGGAGCTTCTATACAAAAGAAAAGCCGGAGGAGTGACCTTCGGCTTAATTTATTCCTATATTTTCCAGCACTTCATCGATGAACATAGACCGGTAGTGCGGGCATTCCAGCACTCCTTTCCGCTTCGCTTCCCGATACACCTTTGAGAACAGCTTGGCTTTTTCCTGGACTGTTACCGGTATCTCTTCGATGGGTGTTGTCAGGAACCGGCATCCCCAACCTTTGCAGGTCGGGGAGAGCTGGCAATAAGTGGGAGAGTCCCAGTTTATGATGCAGTTTATGACTGTTTTTGACATATTATAAACTGATTTAAAATCCGTCGGTAATACTAGTCGTTTCTTTGAGCTTTTCCTGAATTAATTCGTATTGGGCTTTTATAGCAGTTCCAATTTTGTCTTTTTTGAATTCTTTGTCTCTGTTGTCTGTTGTAGTTACGAGTCGTATTTTCTTTACTCCATCGGATATTTGTTTTATTTGTTCTTCGTTTATTGCGAAAGCAGGGTGTATGGTATAGTCAGAATATACGAATCCGTTAATGTTATGGACATCTCTTACTGTTCCGGCATATTCCATCTGGGTGTGTAATTCCAATATGGAGTCATCGTTGAGCTTGATTAACAATGTTCCATCTTTTGCTACTGTTATAGGAGTATTTGAGGTTGTCTTTAAGGAAAGAAAGTAGAAAACATTTTTTTCTTTGTCCTGCTCAGCCATGAGAGAAACTGAAAAGACAGTCTTATCCTTCATGCTTCGCACGTTTTCATATTTACACATTATTGAACGTTCCCCGTTCTCTGTCTTATCGTATTCAATTTCCTGTGCGAAAGAAGTTATTCCATACAGGAAGCAAGTGATGAGTAATAACAGCTTTTTCATAGTTCATCTCCTTCTTGGTCTTTGTAGTTCTATTACGTTGAATATCTGCTTCACGTCAGCAAGGTTGATGACCTTGTCTGGGTACATTGAGTTCAGTGAGTGTATCGTGATGGTGTGGTTTTCCACGTCATGGTTGATGATACGTTTCACCAGTATTCCTTCAGTATGTACGATGACGAAGTCCCATTTCCTGATGTGCAGCTTGCTGTCTGCCCATAGGTGCGGCATGATTTCCCGGCACAGCAGGCGGTCACCTTCCAGGATAGCATCCTCTGTTCCATCGTTCATACTGTCTCCCTTCACTTCAAAGGCAACGTAGTGTCCTTGTGCTTCATGGTCTACTATATATGGTATGGTAGGCAGGGTTGCCATGTATGCCGCATCTGCATATCCGCAGAGGTATCCGGCTTGTGCATATTGGCTCACGAGTGGTACACGTAGTATGATTGGTTCGTCAATTGGGGATGCTTCATCTGATGGCTGGTTAGGTGTATTCAGCATTTCGCCTTCACCGGTGAGTAGCCAGGTCAGATTAAATTGTCCATATTTACTTATTATATCATTAGCAAGGGAAGAAGAAATCTTTTTCACTTTCCCTTTTTGCAGGTCAAAGATGCGCTGATATTTCACTCCAATACTTTCTGCAAATGTTGGAGCCTTTAAATTCAACTCATCTAAAACTTTATTTATAATTTCTTGTCCTGTCATATAAGATATTTCTTATATTTGTATTGAAGTTCAAATATGTATTGTTATGCGTAAATCGAGAATCCTCAAAGCCCATCAAGTATTATTGTCTCTTGAAGAACTTAGGTTTAATGTCGTTAGTATTGCCAACCTTTCCAATCCTTTCGTAACTGATGAATACGAGAAAGAATTGTATAGCAGGCTGACAAATGTAGAAACGTCTATTCAAGATATTTTAAAAGGTCTTCGCTCATCTTATTCTCAAGAACAAAGTGTTGAATAACAGCCTTGATGTATTCTTTGTTATAGTCTGCAACCAAGCGTGGTTCACCTGTAATGAATGTCTCTAGCTCTACTACAAGACTTTTATACCGTTGAATATCATCAGACTTCTTTTTGATACATGATAAATGTTTGATTTCGTTTCTGAGGTATTCCATTAACTCCATCAAATCCATCTTCTGGCACTTTTCGACAAGTCGTCTGACATCGTATCTGTCCAAATAGAATTCCATAAGTGATAACTTTTGTTAAATATAAGAGATTTCTTATATGTGATTCTTTCATATATAAGATATTTCTTATATTTGCAACATCAAACAATAAACAATAAACAAAGGAAACGAAAAAACGGGAAACCGCCAAATAAAAGTGATAACTAAAAAGAGGTAACGCCATGAGAATGTATGATTTGAAACAGATAATGAAGGATGCTTGGAGAACATATAAATATGTTGCTAAGAAGAAAGGAAAGACTTTCGGTGAAGTTCTGAAATCAACATGGAAAATGGCAAAGCTCCAGGTGTCAATGAAGAAAGCCATGGATTCAAAAAGCCAGCCTTTGTCAGGATTGAAGTCAGCCTGCAAGGCGGTCAGCTACGACTGGTCTGGTGTAACGGAAGCGGCCGTTTATCCGGACAACCACAGAGGTTACCTTGGTTCGAAATATTGCGGAGACTAATCAGGATAACGCAATCCCTATCCGGCCATAGAGCCTACCCTTTGATGCGGAGGTAGGGAACATGAAGGAGTGACTGCCCTAAGCAGTCCGTTCCAGAAAGCGATACTGGCGCATACCCTCATTACCAGCATAGAGGACGCGAGGATTCAAGGGTCGAAGCAAGCAGCCGCAAGGTCGATGCAAGCAGCCTGGCTAAATAATGGCAAATGTCCCGAACGGTCATGCAGTGAAGAATAGTAGCTGATAACTCCGGTGGAAAGAGCAGAGAGAGCTTATCGGGGCACGAATCAAATAATAATCACATGAAAATACTACTTGCTTTATGTGCATTGTCCGTATTGGTGATGCACTTCAATCAGGATTTGAATCCGGTCTATTGGATTGGATTTTCAGGGTTTGTAATAACTGGCTTCTGGGCCGCTTATAAAATGGATAAGGATGGAAGAGCTTCAAAAGGTAATAAAGAGCATCTGCGATGATTTTGCAGACATCAACGCCATTCTGGCGGCACGCTCGCGAGAACTGGACAGACGAGAGCTGTTCGATAAGGAGATAGAAACGGAAATCAAAAACATTAAAAAGAATAGACATGAAAACAAATGAGGAATTACAAGGTATGACGCATGATGAACTCGTGGCATACACACAGAATCTGCAACGCGAATCAGAGGAATACAAAAAATCAATGCTGTATTATTCGGAAGAAAAGAAAAAGATTGAATCGAAGTTTGACAACTTCAAGAACTTGGTCAAATCGTTAGTTGTCTTAGTCGATTAGTTTTTATGGGTTATAGAAAATAGGTAGATGCCGGGCTGTGAAGTTCGGCATTTTTGGTATCGTGGCGGAACTGGTAGACGCGTCTCAAAATGAGATGGCATAAGGTTGAGAGTGGCCATGTTAAAGCCTTTGTAAGTCCTTGCAGGTTCGAATCCTGCCGGTATCACTATCTGCGCAGATAAGGCAAGTTGGGAAGACAACTGGGGGACATTAGTTTAATGGAAAAACAGATGGACGCATCTATGCGAGTTCGATTCTCGTATGTCCTGCAAATATTAAAAAGTAAGCGATATGGTAAAAGTAACAGAAAACTGGGCATCGACCTTGCGAGGAATGAAGGTCGGTGAGACTGTGATATTCCCCATTTCCTCTATTTCGTCAGTGAATACAACCATTTCCAGACTTCGGTTGGAAATGTGCGTGGAAGGGGCAGACTGGAAGCGGGTAGGAGAGATAGACCGGAAGCATGGAGAATTCAAGGTAAAACGTGTGTCATGAATGATTTATCTGAACGTGAGCACCTGGTTGCAGAGCAGTATTGCAAGGGGCTTGCGGATAAGGAGGTGGCCGACAGTCTTGGCCGCTCTACATGGACAATCAAGGCACAGAAGCGCGACATATACCGGAAGCTGGGTATCAGCAAGGATACGGAGCTGGTTCTGTATATGTTCTGCGAAAAGCTGAAAATCAACTTCGACCTGAAGGAGATTCGTAAACATGGGCTGGAAATGTTCTTCTCATTCCTTTTTATCCTCATGGCGGTAACGGACTACCATGTGGACATGAGAAGATGCCGGATGCAGACAAGAGCAAGAGTAACCAGAGTAGTAAGGAGGAGAGCAGATGGAGATTGACGCATGGCAGTTGAAGGTGATTATCCGTGAGACCGCAAAGGAAGCGGTGGAGGAATACATCAGACGCAGCAACCCGACTTCTGACGAGATAACCTATTCCAAGGCGTGCCGCAGGTACGGTGAAGGATGGTTGGACCATCAGATAGCTATTGGTGCTGCAAAATGGATACGGAAGGGAGTGTATCAGAATTCCCCGAAAATATTTTCCATAAAGCAGTTGGACGATTTGAAGTATGGCCCTTCAAGTCAGCTTAGAGCTGCAATGGGATGAAAGCACGTCCGGAGAGGTCTGGCCGCCTTTCAGGACAAAAGATATATCAGTTTATTAACCACTTAAATTTTTTGATTATGGGACTTATTAAGAAACCAAATGAATTGCAGGTAAAGAAAACCTTGTCAGCACTTATTTACGGACAGCCAGGTATGGGAAAGACCACGCTGGCCTTGTCGGCACCGCATCCGCTTCTTCTGGACTTTGACGGTGGCGTACACCGTGTGAACGCTGCCCACCGTGTGGATACGGTACAGATAACGAAATGGGAAGAAGTGGATGAAGTGATGCAGTCGCCTGAGATTGCTGACTATGCTACGTTCGTAATTGATACCGCCGGAAAGATGCTTTCCTTCATGGACAAGTACATCATGCAGAACAATCCGAAGATGCGCAAGGCGGATGGTACTCTTTCCCTGCAGGGCTACGGAGTACGAAAGAACATGTTTATCAATTTCGTCAACCAAGTTTCTTTGATGGGCAAATCGGTGATATTCGTTGCGCATGAACGTGAGGAAAAGAACGGTGAGGAAAAGCAGATACGTCCGGAAATCGGTGGGTCATCTGCCGGTGACCTGATTAAGGAGCTGGATTTGGTCGGTTACATGGAAGCTATCGGAAAGAAGCGTACCATTTCCTTCAATCCTTGCGAGAAGTTTTATGGTAAGAACACCTGCAATCTTCCTGAACGCATGGAGATTCCAATCATTATCAATGACAAGGGTGATGTGACCGGAGAGAACAATTTCATGACGAATATCATCAATACCTATTCGAAATACCAGGAGAAACAGACAGAACTTTCTTCCGAATATGAAGACCTGATGGAAGTAATCAAGGCGCAGGTGGAACTTGTGAATGACGTGGAGTCGGCCAACAGCGTGGCAAAATCACTTGCAGGTATGCAGCACATTTTTGACAGCAAGCTGCAGGCTGGACAGCTTCTTAACAAACGATGCAAGGAACTGGGTTTGAAGTTTGACAAAATCAAGAAGGAATATGCAGCAGCCTAAGTACAGAATGTATCCGTCACTTCTGGATAAGTTCGAAGCTTATCTGAGGGCGGATGAAGAGGTGGAGAGCTTCTTCAACATAGACAATGAAACCGGAGAGTACAAACGCTCTCCGGAAGAAATTGAAGCGGAACTGAAACAGTCCCTGATTGACGCGATTAACCGTGTACCATTTGCCAGCGAAGCAGCCGACAAGGGTACGGCCTTCAATGCGCTTGTGGACATGGCGGTTCATAATGAGCCGCACGTTCCAAGTGAGCGTGCTCCGTATTCCATTATCGGAGACAGGGAAACAAATACCGTTCAGGTAACTTTCCCGGCTACGGAGATGGCACCCATGCGGAACTTCCTCTTTGACCGCGCCTGGGTTATTGAGCAGGCCAAGTATTTCGATGGGGCGGTAAGCCAGTTGTATGTCTCTGCAATCCTGCCCACACGATACGGTGATGTGGAGCTTTACGGATTCATCGACGAGCTCAAGCGTGATGTGGTATATGACATCAAGACGACAAGCTCGTACAGCTTCGGAAAGTATGAGCACGGCTGGCAGCGGCATGTGTATCCTTACTGCCTGATAGCTTCAGGAGAGATGGAGAGCGTAAGCGCATTTGAGTATACGGCCTTTGCATTGAAAGGAGGTACCAGCCGCACTCCGCTTATTTCTGGGACACGTTATCCGGAATACTATACCTACAATCATAAGCAGAGCGTAAAGTTGCTCACGGCCCATGTAGAGCGTTTCATTGAGTTTCTGGAAGTAAATAAGGATTTGATAACCGATAAAAAGATTTTTGGACAATGAGTCAGACAGCTATTCTGGTGAAGGAAAAGGGAGTGGTGAGGATTGACAAGCCTTTCGATTTCATGTGCAGCCAGCTTCGGAACGGACGTTATAAAGTCGTCATCGAGCGCTATACGGAGCCACGGACTATCAGTCAGAATGCCTTGATGTGGCTTTGGTTTACGTGTATCGAGCAGGAGACCGGAACGGACAAGCAGGACGTACATGACTACTACTGCAGCCTTTTCCTTCGCCGGACGGCTGTAATAAACGGAAAGGAGACGGTTGTTGCCGGAAGCACGTCACGCCTGAACACTTTGCAGATGACGGACTTTCTTAATAAAGTGAAGGCGGATGCGGCGGCTGAGCTGGGAATATCGCTTCCTCTTCCGGATGACTTGTACTATCAGGAGTTTATTAACGAATATAAATACAGGAGATAAGGACATGGATATAACAAAAGCAAAAGTGACGAAGGATAATACCCTCGTTGCAACCTATATGGATGAAACGGGTACGGTGACGGTAGAGGGAAAGAATCTCGTGACCAATGACCTGATAAACGCTTTCAAGGCTCTGGTTCCCCACATGGCTTTCCTCTGTGAACAGAAGGAAGCGGACGGTAAGGAGTTCTTGGAAGATATGCCGGAGAACATTGACAGCATCCTTGAGGTGACCGGATATACGGTGGGAGGTGACGGTGAAAGCAGGGGAGTCACACTGACCGGAAAGCGGTTCCTGAAAAGCAACAAGGTGCTGAACCTGAACGCACCGTTCACCAAGTTTACAGATGAAAATGAGGACTATGCATTTCAGTTTGAGCTGGAGCAGGCCATAGAATCATGCAGCTATGAAGTGAACGAGTATATCTTCAATAAAAAATGGAAGGTGGTACAGCAGGAACTTCCGTTCGAAGAGCAGGCTGCGGCAGATGTTCAGGCTGATGTGATACCGGAAGCACAGACGGCAGCTCCGTCAAGTCCGGACATTGAAGCCTTTCAGAAGATAATGGATAACTCGAAAGTGACGATAGAGGTGAACGGGAAGAAAATCAAGCCCAGAAGTTCCGGCCGTCACAAGACCACACAGTTAGCATCATAATACTATGTTGTACCCATTTTGTGTAACGCAAACCCCGAATTGCTATAAGATAGCATTTCCCTATCATCCCACACTGAAAGACCTGGTACACCGTATCCCGAGTGTGGCCAGGAATCCGAAAGCTGCCTACATACCTGATGAACGCGCATGGAAGGTTTCGCTTGAAGATAAATGGTATGTGGATAAGATGGGAGAGTGGGCTGTATCTGCAAGGATATGCAGCCGCGTACAGCGTTCGGTATCTTCCAGGGCTGTAACGGACTACACCATTCCTGATTTGCCGAAGCTGACCGTTCCCCACGGGCTTCTTCTGGAGCCTTACGAATATCAGAAGGAAGGTATCGCCTATGCCTTGCAGCATAAGCGGTGTATATTCGGGGACCAGCCGGGACTTGGAAAGACGTTGCAGGCAATAGGCACGGTTACGATAGCAAAGGCGTATCCGTGCCTTGTTGTTTGTCCGGCCGCCCTGAAGATAAACTGGCAGCGTGAGTTCAAGAAGTTTGCCGGAAAGCAGGCAATTATCCTTGATGACAAGAACAAGTCAAGCTGGCAACGCTTCTACGAACAGAAGAAGGCGGACGGTACAGCCTTGTGCGACATCTTTATAACCAACTACGAGAGCCTGAAAAAGTTCTTCGTGCAGGGAATAAAGGATGATGCACGCTTTACCATGCGTTCCATAACGTTCGACCCGCGTATCTCACTTTTCAAGTCGGTAGTGATAGATGAGAGCCACAAGTGCAAGTCCAGCAAGACACAGCAGAGCAAGTTTCTGGAAGGAATATGCAAGGGTAAGGAGTACGTGCTGGAGCTTACGGGGACTCCGGTAGTGAACAACAATACCGACCTTATCCAGCAGTTGAAGATAATGGGACGTCTGGAGGACTTCGGAGGATATAAAAACTTCTGTGAAAAGTTTTGTGCCGGGCCTAAGCAGAGTTCCAATGTGAAGGAGTTGAACTGGAGACTGTCAACCACCTGCTTTTTCCGAAGGGAGAAGGCCAAGGTACTCACGCAGCTTCCGGACAAGTCACGGCAGTATATCGAAGTGGATATCACCAACCGTAAGGAGTACGACAAGGCGGAAGCTGATTTGATTCAGTATCTGCGTACATACAAGAATGCGGATGATGAAAAGATACAGAAGGCTCTTAGAGGTGAGGTAATGGTGAAGATGGGCATCCTGAAATCCATATCCGAAAGGGGCAAGATTAAGGTGTTCTCCGAGTTTATCCATGACGTGATAGACGGTGGAGAAAAACTGATAGTCTTTGCCTACCTCAAGGAGGTTGTGATGGAGCTGAAAAACCATTTCCCTGATGCGGTGACCGTGACGGGTGATGATAATGCAGTTCAGAAACAGAATGCTGTAGACCGTTTTCAGAATGACCCGAAATGCAGGCTGATAATCCTTAACTACAAGTCGGGAGGTACGGGATTGACGCTTACCGCTTCTAGCCGTGTGGCGTTTATCGAGTTTCCCTGGACGTTCTCAGACTGCGAGCAGGCAGAGGACAGGGCGCACCGTAACGGCCAGAAGAATAACGTGAACTGCTACTACTATTTAGGGAAAGATACGATTGACCGCTATATGTATGACGTGATCCAGACCAAAAAGAACATTGCCAACGGTGTGACCGGAACGGATGATGTGGTGAAGGAAAGCGTGGTGGATATGGCCATGAACTTATTTAGTCAGAAGTTATGAGAAAGCAGACTACACCGCTATCAGAAAGCCAGATTCAGCATGATTGCCTGACATGGTTCAGGCTTCAGTACCCGAATCTGGCTTTGCTTCTCTTTGCCGTTCCGAACGGTGGCCGCAGGGATGCAAAGACAGGAGCGAGGATGAAATACGAGGGAGTTGTAAGGGGAGTTGCCGACCTGATACTACTTATCCCAAAAAAGGGATATGCTTCCCTCTGTATTGAAATGAAGACACCGAAAGGGGTACAGAGTGACGGGCAGAAAGAATGGCAGAGAGAAGCCGAGAAGTACCGGAATCGGTATGTGGTCTGCCGTTCCCTTCCTGAATTTATGAAAGAAGTAAACGAATACTTGTTATGACCTACATTGACTACATTAATCAGTTTTGGCAAATTCGACGGTATAAACCGATGACAGCGCATGAGGCAGACTTCTATTTCTTTTTACTGAAGGAATGCAACATCCGGAACTGGCTTTGCCCATTCGAATTACCAACACGTCTAATCCAAGCCGAATTAGGTTACAGCAATAAGACTGTAATTGATTTGCGCAACCGATTGAAGCAAAAAGGGCTGATTGATTTCATTGAAGGGAACAGAAGAGAAAAGGCTGCTTCTTACATTCTTTTAGTTACCTCAAGTAACCAAACTGGTAACCAAAGTAGTAACCAAAATGGTAACCAAAACGGTAACCAAAATGGTAACCAAAACGGTAACCAAAATGGTAACCTTATTATAAAGACTAAGAATAAGACTAAGAATAATAATAACTCTGGCGAGTTATTTCCGCCCGAAGAAAAACCGAATAAGAAAAATCGGCAAAAGGCAGAATTTATCCCTCCCACATTGGACCAGGTAAAAGCCTACTTTGAAGAAAAGCTTCCGGACTGGGAAAGGCAGGCGGAAATATTCTTCTATCACTTCGACAGCCTTGGATGGCGTAACGCTAACGGAGCAAAGATTGAGCGTTGGGACAGCAAGGCAAATCTTTGGATAATGGACGAACAAGCAAAACAATATCAGCATGGAAAACAATCTGAAAACAGTTGCGGAGGTAATAAACCAAGCGACAATGGTACAACAGCCGGAAAACTTAAAGCGGTTGAACTCTGATTCAAGACAGGCGGAATCATTCTGGAAGCAGAAGCTGGTAGAGTGCATGACCAGTGTATCACCAGGATTCGTGATAGATGCCAGAAACCGCAGGGAGTTGGATGCACTGTACCGCTGGGTATGGGAAAGAGCCGGCCGTATCATGGGAGGAAGTCTTGACCCGTGCAAGGGCATTATGCTTTGTGGCCCGATAGGAACAGGAAAGTCCACGCTCATGAAAGGGTTGCAGAAGTACGAAAGTCTGGTAAACAGATATGCGTTTGCTTTCGGGCGGAAGGATTTAGGCTTTGCGTTCGTTTCAGCGGCTGAAATCTCATTACGATATGCGGAACAAGGAATTGACGGAATAATTCGCTACACGCAACGAGAATGCGCCACAGGGCTATGTATTGACGAACTTGGGCGTGAGCCTTCGGATGCAAAGCACTTTGGGACGGGACTGAACGTAATACAGACAGTTCTACAGCTTCGCTATGAGTTTCGTCATGAGTATTGCACTTATGCGACAACCAATCTGGAACTGGATGATATACCGTCACGGTACGGAATCTACATTGCAGACCGCTGTAAGGAAATGTTTAACATCGTTCATGTAGGCGGTGAAACTCGACGGAAATAATAACCAAAAACCACATCAATATGACAAGTTTTGAAACAACAATCCAGGCGTATCTGGAGAATCGTGCAAAGACTGATTCTCTCTTTGCCGAAACCTACAAAAAAGCGAACAAGAGCATAAAGGAATGCTGTAAGTATATTTACTCACAAGCCAGAAAGCTGGCAAAGGGAGGAAATGCAGTCGGGGTGGATGCTGCAACCGTCTATGGATGGGCCGTACACTACTACGATGAGGACAACATCAAGGTGGACAAGGTGCAGGAACGTGTGGAAGTAGTGGCTCCGGCTGCTGAACCTATCAGGACTGAGCAACCGAAACCGCAGCCTAAGGCTGTTCAGAAGCGTAAGAGAGGGGAAGATAATAGTCTGCAACTTTCATTGTTTGGTGAGCTATGAGACCGAAGAATAAACTTGAGAAGATGGTATTGGATATGGCTGATAAATTGCCAATTATTTCAGATACAAAAAAGAAATGGGCATTGGGGCTATTCCCGATAGATGGGTTTTATCATAACAATGGAGAGGTATGGTGCCAGTGTTGTGGGTATCTGGATAAAGTATCAAAATCGGAACTGGCTGTAAGTTTAGAAATTGATTACCATGTTTGCCCGAATTGTGGAAGATGCCTACAATTGATAAATGTACATCCTGGAGAGCATTACAATAAAGAAAAGTATGTATCATTTATACAGACTTTTAAAGGGTGGAATGTTATAAGAACATTCAAAGCTGAAAGGATAAATAATGAAAAGGGAGAGAGAACAAAATATCTGATAAATAACGAGGTTTATCAGAACTGGATAGATGATGATGGGAAAGAAATTATTGTAACTCGCCCATATTCCAGATCTCCATTCCATTTGTCATGGAAAATATGGGAGCCAATGACAATTGGACATCATAATTATAATGCAAGTGGAAGTTATGAGATGGAAGATATGTTTGATACTGAAGGAAACTACTTTTATTCACGTGCGATGGTAACAGACGTATTGAAACGGAATGGATGGAGAAATGATTTTATCAAACGGGGAATTCCAGTTACGAAATCAATGATACAGCTGCTTACCAATCCTACAGCAGAGACCATTGTAAAGCAAGGTCAGATAGATGTGTTCAAATATATGCTAAAAAGAGGTGACAGACAGTTGCCATATATGTATGCCTTAAACATCTGTCATCGAAATGGATACATTATAAATGATGCATCAATGTGGTTCGATTATATGGATTTATTAAGCGAGTTTCATCTTGATACTCATAATGCACGTTATGTGTGCCCTACTGACTTGAAACATGAACATGATCGTCTGATGGTTAAAAAGCAAAAGATTGAGGAGCAAAAGACATTGGAACAAAAGGAGAATGAAAATAAGAAGTACAGGATGGAGAAGAAGTCATTTCTTGGTATATGCTTTGAAGGTGAAGGCATCATTGTAAGTGTATTGCAAAGCGTGAAGGACTTTTATGAGGAAGGGAAAGCTATGCACCACTGCGTTTACTCAAACGAATATTACAAGAAGAAAAATTCTCTTATCCTCTCAGCTAAGAAGGATGGGAAACGGATTGAAACGATAGAAGTAAATCTTAAGACATTTCAGGTGACACAGTCAAGGGCAGTATGCAATCAAATCAGTCCATACCATAAATTTATAATCGAATTGGTAAACCGTAATATGGGGCTGATAAGGAGGGCAGCATCATGAAAGTTTGTATCGAGTGTGGCCGGAACCTTCCGGAAAGGAAGTTCCGTGCCTATGAAACGAAATCCGGCACCCATTACACCAGCAGGTGCCGGTTATGTGAGAGCAGACACACGTCTGAAAGAAGAAAGCAGGACAGGCTTCATGGACGGCTGGCCAGATACACCAACGAGCAGTTGGTGGCCGAACTCCGGAAACGTGGAGCCTATATTATGTATAGGGAAAGACTTTGATAGTGTAACGACGATTTGATATGGAAGAAGTAAATAAAAAAATATTTATAGAATACGTATCCCACTTGTATAGTACCGATAAAAGCTATGAGGTTATTGGTAAAACCATTAAAGCTGTAAAGTTATTCCTTGAAAGTGATTATCAGGTAAACCGTAAAGGATACAAGGCTTATATCAGAGAGAATGCCGTTGAATTATCTGATAAGCCATACATTAAAGATGCTCTATGTGGGTTCCTTAATTATCTTGGTATTGGATATTCACGCACACGAAAAGAGAAATATGTTAAACCTCTGGAGAAGCTAAGCGATGTTTCTGAAAAGAACATGAAACTGATGAATGAATTTGTGTATTACCTTACGCAGGATGAAGATTACTCTCCACACACTCTTGAAATATATTCATTTTCAATTAAGAAATATTTCGAATACGCCAACGAAGTATCAGTTGACAATTACAAGCGTTTTGTACGGATGCTGGAGGATGAGGGATTGTCTCCCAGAACAATACGCCTACGTATTACCGCACTTGAACGTTTCAGCAAATGGATGAAGAAGCCGATAGAGTTGAAGCGCCCAAAGTTCAAGAAGGAGTTGAATACGGAGAATGTTCCGACAGAAGCCGAATACAACCGGCTGCTTGAGTATTTGAAAACTTGTCCTAACAGGGACAGGTACTTCTTCATCAAGATACTGGCTACAACCGGGGCGAGGGTAAGCGAGTTCTTCCAATTCAAGTGGGATGACATCATTTCCGGTGAAGTCACTCTAAAGGGAAAGGGAAACAAGTACCGGAGGTTCTTTTTCAGCAGGCAGTTACAGGCGGAAGTAAAAGCATACGTAAAGGAGAGTCACAAGACTGGATATGTCGCAGTAGGTAAGTGCGGAAGGCTGACACAGAGAAGCTTGTGCCAGTCAATGAAAGACTGGGGCGATAAGTGCGGAATAGATAGAAGCAAGATGCATCCTCATGCTTTCCGGCATTTCTTCGCTAAAATGTATCTGAAAAAGAACAATGACGTGGTACAGTTGGCAGACCTGTTGGGACACGGAAGTATTGATACAACAAGAATTTATTTACAGAAATCGTATGACGAACAAAAAAAAGAATTTAATCGCTCAGTTACGTGGTAGTGTAGCTCAGCTGAAAGATATAACAACTGCTGTAGACGGCATTGATATATATACTGAAACAGGACATGTAGATACAGATTTCCTTATGGATGCACTTATTTGCGTTAATGAATTTATGACAGCGAGTAACCTTGTAGTAAATACAATATCTTCGCTACTTGCTCCTAATGTAGTTGAAGAAAAAGAGAAAAAGGATGATTCTGGAAGTAAATGGAGTGTTGAGGATATTCTTAAACATTGTACGCTTGAAAATAATGTGATGAAACTTCCGCAGGTTCAGTTCAATAAGAAATCATACGCAGAAGCAAAGAAATGGATAGAAGAAGCTGGGGGGAGCTGGCAGGGTGGAAAAGTACAAGGATTTACATTTCCATTCAATGCGGAAAGAGTTTTTTCAATACTTCGCGAAGGTAAACGGTGCAATTTACAGCAGGATTTTCAGTTTTTTGCAACACCTCCCGAAGTTGCAGACTGGCTTGTCATGCTGGCTGGTGGAGTGCATGAAGATGAAAAGGTGCTGGAACCAAGTGCTGGTACTGGTGCTATCATAGATGCGATTCATCGAAGCTGTCCGGACGTAATTGTAGATTGCTATGAACTTATGCCTGAGAATAAGGAGATTCTATCGAAAAAGGATAATATACGTATTCTTGGAGATGACTTCACGAAGTGTGATGTTGCACAGTATGATAAGATTATAGCAAATCCACCATTCAGTAAAAATCAGGACATTCGGCATGTAAGGCGTATGTATGAGTGTTTAAATCCCGGCGGTGTCCTAGCTGCAATAACTGGTCCTCACTGGGAATTTGGAAGTGAATCTGAGTGTAAGGATTTTAGACAATGGCTGGAGGATAATGGAGGGAAGAAATTCGAGATTGAAGAAGGCACTTTCAAGGAAAGCGGAACTGGAACTAAAACTATAGCAATAGTAATTAATAAGTGAGATGGGAAAGTTAAAAGTCTATTATGGATGGGCAAAGCTGGGTAAGATTCGCAAGAAGCGTGCAATATCTGTCATGTTCGAGAATGAATGGCATGGTTGCAGGAGCGAACGCGGACAAAGGATTTTGAGAGCAGCCCAGGAAACAGTAATAGAGCGATACCAGGATGCGGAAGAAGAGAAAGCTGCAAAGGATTGCAACCGAATATTTACTGAATACAGCCTATTCCTTGACGAAAAGCCAATAAACGGAAGCCTTAACAAGATACTCCAAATGAACAGTGATGCCGATAAGAAACATGTATCTAAAGAAATGCGTGATAAGATTGCTGAAGCTTTACGGAAAGCTTTTATGCAGACGAATCGCAAATACAGAGAACCAGGTTGGCAACAACTTGAATTGAAATTTGAATGATATGGGAAAGCAGGAAAGTATGGATGGCTTGTTCCAGATGGCTAAGGATTTGGCCAAAGCTGAAAAGGAGCTGAAGGTTGAGCGATGGGTTGAAGTCACTCTTTATTACGGATATGCAGATAAACAAGTAAGTCTTTATCACTACGACCTTCCCCGTGAAATGTATTTCCGCTACCAATGGGTGATTAGATGGAGGATGGCGAAATTTCAGTGTCAATATCCAAAACAGATTATTGGTATAAGTCTGTATCACTATGATAAGCGTTCAGGAGAATCGATGGGACTTAATAGTTGTCTGCCTAAGCTAATTTCTGTCAAAGCCCAGGTGACGAAAGCGGAACGGATGATGAAGAACTATATTGAGCAAAACCGTCAGAACAACATGTTCTTTGACGAGTACACGGACGAGGAACTGGTTAAGTTCCGGGAAAAACTGGAGCGCAAGAAAATCGAATGTGCTGAGTGTGAAAAGAGACTTGAACAATTTGTAGAAAAAAGGAGGAAAGAAAATGGCTAACATTGTCAAATTGACCGGATGCAAGGAGGTTTCGCATGATATATATGCTTACTTCACTTGTGATGCTGAAAAAGCATTGAAGGCTTTGGAGCTTGAGATACCTTGTACTGGAGCAAATAGCACTGGGGCATACAACATCTACTTTAATGATGATGAAGAAATTATCTGTGAATATATGACGTACTGTGTTACACGTGAGTTTAAGAAAGTTTCATCCATACAGGATGCTGTTGAATGGATGGATAAGAAAATGAATGGAAATGAGTAAAACGAAATTGTATTACCTGTTCCTGGCAGTCATGTGGTGGCTGCTGGGATAGGTGGAAAGGAGAAGTATATGAAGGAAATATTTACCATTGCTTATTCAGAGGAAGAAGCAAACGAAATCGGACACTTCATAATGAGCAAAGGTTATGAAGGTGTACAGAATGATAGTTACCGATATTGTGACTTAGCTATAAAAACAGCAATGAAGCAAAATAATGCACATCACATAGATTGCATATACATAGGAGTTGGAAGTGATTGCATGATAGTAGCAAAGACTAAGAGAGGACTAAGACGCAACGGATTGAAATACATTGAGAAGAAACGAAAATTCTATGAACTATTAAGTAGATATTGAGCGTATGACAAAAGATAGACAAATGACTTTTGGAAAATATAAAGGGGAAGATATAAAATATATCATACTTACCCATATAGGTTATATTATGTGGTGTTTTGAAAATATAGAATGGTTTAAGTTGACAGATGAAGAACAGGATTTATATGACGCGATAGCCATAATGATTAAGAAGGAACGCTTGCCAATGACTTTTCCGGTTGAAATGATGTATAAGCATATAAAAGACAGAGAGTCATATGAAAAGTTAAATACTCCATTTACATTCAATTATGGATATATATCTTTAAGAATGTCTGAAAAGGATAATCCAATATTCAACACCATTGAAAAATACATTACACACAGAATACGTAGAAATAGTACGAAAGAATGTTCGTCATTCGAAAGTCTTTCAGGAGATTTGACTGGTCTTTCACATAGCATGAATAAAGAAATAGAAAGAGCTCGGCTTAATGGTGAGAGTGATGAAGAAATATATGGTTATTGGGGTAGTATGAATGATTATAAGGATTTATACTAAAAAATTATGACAAAAGAAGACATTAAAAAGGCGGCAGAAGAATATGCCAAAGAAGCGAAAATGGTGGATGATATGGAGTTTATAACTTACTGACAGCCCTTGTCAGTGCTTTGTGAATACCCGGTAACTGCTTTGTGGCGGTTATCGGGTAAATTTGTTTCTGTAACGCAAATACCGAGATATATGGAAGTGATTTACAGAAGTACAGAAACATTGAAGAAGCTGGAGGACAACCCGAGAACCATATCGGAAGGGCAGCTCCAGAAGTTGAAGGAATCCATACAGAAAAGTCCGGACTATTTTGAAGCACGTCCGATTATTCTGTCAGACCGAACGGGACATCTTGTCATTATTGCAGGGAACCAGCGCTATGATGCGTGCGTGCAGCTTGGAATCAAGGAGGTTCCTACGGTGCTTATTCCGAACCTGACAGAAGAGCGTGAGCGCGAAATTATCATCCGTGACAATGTGAGCAACGGGGAATGGGATATGTCCCGACTGTTTGAATGGGACTGCCGGAAACTCATGGAATGGGGTATAGAAGGCATCAGCTTCCCTGATTTGGACGATTTCCCCGGAGGGATGGAAGATACTCACAATGTGCTTCGGAATGAAAATTACGAAGCGGGAGCGCATATCAAGTACCTGGCATTTGAAGGGTACAAGATACCGATAACCGATGTGGAGCTTGAAGGACTGAAGCAGCGTGCTGCCGGGTATCTTGAAGAGAACGGAGTGATGATTGGTTTCGTAAATAATCTGTTGGGCTTATGATGGAATACATTGACATAGAATCACTGAATCCGGCAGAGTACAACCCAAGGCTGCTTACTCCGGAAGCACAGGAAAACCTGAAGAAGTCGATAACGGAGCTTGGCATCATCAAGCCGATAATTATCCGCAGGTCTGACAAACGAATCATGGCAGGACACCAGCGCACAAAGACCATGAAGCTGCTTGGATATACTCATGTTCCTGCTTTCGTGCTGGATGGCGTGAACTCAACGGATGAGGTACGCTTCAACCAGCTTCACAACTATGCCGAATGCGAGGTATCGGAGGTACAGCCGGATATACGTGTTTCTGTTCCTGAAGGAACGGAAGGTTTCTTTATGGTACCGAATAAGAATATAACCATCATTACCAAGGGTGGGAGCAACGCACACGTAGTGGACCTTACGAAGATGATTCTTCGCTATGGCCAGTTTGCGAATGCCGTATGCAACCATGAAGGAAAGGTCATCATATCCACCGTATACGCCAAGGCGGTGAAGCTTATGGGTATGGACCTGCTTGTCTATGTACTTCCGGAAGGAAAGGAGGAGCTGGCCCTGTCTTATTTTTCGAAGGAATACGGTGTCTTTGAATACTCCCATTTGGAACGGAAGACTTACATACAGTCTTTTGCACAGAAGGCACGTCTCAGGGAGAAAAACGGCATCCCGAGCAGCAGGAGCCATTCGACTCTGTACGAGCGTCTGGTGCTTCCGTTCATTACGAAGGATATGCATGTGCTTGACTTCGGAGCCGGACAGAAGGACTATGCCACCAGGCTGAAGAAGGAGGGATACCTCATTGACGCGATAGAGTTCTTTCACCGGAAGGACGGGGCTGACGTGATAGACGAGAAGGAGATACGTCAGGACTGTGCGGACGTGTGCAGGACATTGTCGGAGTATGGTCTGTATGATGTCGTGGTATGTGACAGTGTCCTGAACTCCGTAAATTCCCTTGACGATGAAAGGAACGTCCTTCTTTCCATTTCTGCATTGTGCAAGCCGGGAGGTATGATTTTCTGGTCAGGAATTCCGATACTGTTCGTACAGAAGGCTTCCGAGAGAAAGGAAACACATGATTACCGTTCTAGAGCACTTTTTCTGGATGCAAACAACTTCACGGCCAACTTCCGCTTTGGAGAATGGTATTTCCAGCATTATCATTCCACAGCAGACGTATGCCGTCTTACGGAAGAATTTATCGGTTCTGATTTCAGGATATATGACAAGGGTATCGAGGTAGACAAGTCACGGGAACTGCGCGGATCATCCTTTCAGGTATCCGTCATGAACGAAAGAAGGGCTGAGCACGATGTATATGCTGAAGCTCTCAGATACGAATTTACCCTTCCTCTTCCTAACAACAGAAGATGGGATTTGGATAAGGAAATATTACCCGTTTTTGAAAAATTGTGATTATGGCAGCACCAAAAGGAAATAAGTTCTGGATGTTAAGAAGCAAGCATGGCAGGGACAAGCTCTTTGCTACGCCTGAACTTCTGTGGGATGCGGCGTGCGAGTATTTCCAGTGGTGCGATGAGAATCCATGGACAACCAGAAAGGCCATACAGAAAACTGTACCCGTAAGAGTTACTAAAGGGAAGGAGACTGTAACAGAGAACCAGCAGCACACACAGCAGGAGGTTACTCCCACGTCACGGCCGTATTCTCTCATGGGACTGTGCGTGTATCTGGGCGCTTCTACAAACTGGTGGAACGAGTTTCGTTCTGCCTGCATGAATAAAGGGGAAAAAGATTTTTTGGAGGTCATCGCGCGTGTGGAGGAAACCATCAAGACCCAGCAGTTCGAAGGGGCGTGTGTCGGTGCGTTCAATGCGAATATCATAGCCCGTACTTTGGGGCTGGCCGATAAGCAGGAGGTGGACCATACGACGCAGGGAAAGCCCTTCAAGGGATTCGATTTTCTTCCCTATACTCCGGAAGCGGACAAACTGAAATGACATGGGACAGAAGGTCAATATAAAGCAGAGGCTGGCATACAATTACCTTCGTGATGACAGGACGAAGTTTCTGCTGTATGGCGGTGCCGGAGGTGGTGGAAAATCATGGCTTGGCTGTGAGTGGCTGATGCAATGTGCCTACTATCTTCCAGGCACTCGCTGGTTTGTAGGGCGAAATAACCTGAAGGACAGCCGGGAATCCGTGACCGTTACTTTCAACAAGGTAGCGAAGTTACACGGATTTACGGCATACAAGACAAACAATGAAGGGATAGCGTTTGACAACGGTAGCGAAATAGTTTATATCGACCTGACATATTATCCTGTTAAAGACCCGTTGTATGAACGCCTGGGTTCAAAGGAATATACCGGAGGATGGATAGAGGAAGCGGGTGAGGTGCATTACCTTG